AGACGAATAGAGGAGCTAATGTTACCCGCAAGCTCGTCCTTCATGTTATCTGGGTTTTTTCTAGCCTTCTTGATAGCCTTCCATATATCTTTTGTTACATCTTCGGGTAGCTTTGCCTCTACTACACCAATGTTTGGAAAACTCCTCGGTATTAATTCCATGTTCATCCCTGTTCTTTGTCATACGATATAGAAGTCTTTTTGTTTTCAGATTTAGCGGAATAGGCGTTGAAGCCCATAAACGCCGCCACGACACCACTTGCCGCAATTACATATACACTAGCTATATCTGTAATAAGTGAGGCCGCTTTGTCAAATCCCAATACAGAAGCCAACAGAATAATGAACGGGTAGACTAACATCCCCATCAAAGCCAATCCTGTAAACCTGCGCTCTGCGTTGCGTTTTAAATCTTGGTCCGCAATTTCAAGTTTGCGATCCTCAAGTTCAAGTTTATTCCACATAGTTCGGAACTCTGCACGATCGATGGAGCCATTGGAATCAAGATCTGCTTTATCAAAATCTGTCATTTTGTCTCCTCGCGTACTGCGTTGCAATGTTTCTATCTATAGTTATTATAACAACCTTTTCGTGTTTGTCATATACAACGTATTTTTTACCTCTTTGTATCATCACCACTTGCCTTGAGACTTCCCTACAAAATAAACCACAACACCCGCTATTCCAAGGCCGATGATAGTAATTACAGTTATGATTACTGCGTTAATACAATTGTCTATAAACTCTTGCCGTTCGTATACTAGAGCTCTTTGACGCTTGCGTTGTTCGGCCTCTATTCTAACAATTTCTTTCCAAGCCGAAGGCCCATACGTCCAAGAGATATGGTTTTTTAATTCGGTTCTGTGTTGCTCTAATTTCTTTTTGGCAGACCAAATGTCGAGAGCCGTAGCCTCGGTATTGGAAAACAACTTATGATAAAGCGATGGCTTTTGTGACTTCTTCTCAAGGAAGTCTATGTCGCTTGAAGCCTTGGCAAACTGAGAGATAGCGCCAGTAAAGCTACTAATCTCCTTACCGACTTCACATGCTTTCTTTATGCCTTTGTAGGCGCTAGTCGCCAAAGCGATTGCTGAAACAGGATCTAACATAACTTTAAGGGGCCCTTGGTGTTTTTAGTTATTCCCCGTTTTAAGTAGCGTTCCTCTGTTCTGACGCTTGCCGCTGAACGTCGATGCGTTCGCGATTAACATCACTACGCTCGTCTGCGATCTGCTCCTGAAGCTCTAGCCTAGCTGAATCAGTGACGGCACGTTGCTCAATCTTCATGCCTTCAAGTTCTAATTTAGCTTGATCAATCGCCAACTTATGCTGAGCTTCCATTTCTTTAATGGAAAGTTCCTGCATCCGAATGTCAACTAGAGGGTCTTTATCTTCCGCGTCTGCGCCTTTGTAGGTCATCAACGGTGCGATTTCTTTAAGAAGTTCAGCCTCGATCTGAGCAACCCGTGCTTCAATCTGATCAGGTTCGAACTGTGGAGGAGGCGGAGCCTGCTGCTGCTGTTGCTCCATCGCCATCTGTTGCGCACTTGCAGGGTCAATTGCCCCAGTTTGCACTAGAAGTTGAAGCTGTTGCTGTTGTTGTTGCTGCGACTGCTGCCCCTCGATAGCCTCTTCGTTTAGGGCCTTTAACTCTTCATCAACCATTTCACGCGCTTTCATGCTGACATGCTGGAAGATATGACTAAACAATACCGCCAATACAGCCGGTGCATCCTGAAGAACCGAGAACTCAAGCAACGCCAGGTGCGCTTGAATGTGAGCTTCATGGTCCTGTTGTGGAGCGGGCGCGGGCGATTGACCGTTAAGCATTGCACCGTTCTCTACCGCTGGGTCCTGTGGAGGGGGCGGTGGTGGGGGCGGTGGCAGGATCTCGTCAATGTTCTGCACCTCTAATGCTAAATACATCCGCCGATAGGCTGCATGTAAGTTATGCATTTGCGGGTTCGACTGGGCCAGTTGAAGTTGAGTCTGAGCCAGAGTCACACGCTGTGCCATCGAAAAGATGTTCGGATCAGAGACGGGGAGGACGTCGATCCGACCATCAAAGTCTTGCGTCTTAACCGCAGCAGGAGCGCCTGCAACCTCATAAGGATACTCAGGAGGTAGGTTTTCAGCGAAGATACGAGCTAGAAGCCTGAACTCAGACTTCTGCGCGTAGTGCAGGCGTTTGTGAATCGCGGACATAACCTTTGTCCCACGCTCTAGCATAGCAACCGTAGTTCCTACAGGCGTTTCTTGATTCATATCGGACATCTGCTGATCGGCTAATGCAGTGAACCTGCGCCCATCACTAACCAGCCCACCAAGCATTTGGGCCAGAGTAGCTGACGGCTCCTTGTACGGAAGCGGAACAATAGAGTCCTTAATGCTTCCTCCAGGGGCGTCGATGTCCCTCCACTCTCCAGGTTGTAGTGGCTCGTCAGAGTTGCGTACACGCACTCCACGGGCCTTAAAACCGGCAGGGAGGTTGGCTAGGGTTCCAGCGTCGATAAGCTGTCGTAGGATGCTGGTAGCGGCTCTCCCGAGACCGCCAATCATATGGATTAGACCAAAGCCGTAAAAGCCCAATCCTGGGGTAAACTTGTAGTGCACAAAGAACTGCCGTTTGCGCTGCAACGGATCTTCCATGTCATAGTTGCGACGAATGGAAAGTATGCGCCCAGAGCTTTGGTCAAGGGTAACGATGTAAGGAAGACGAATGCCAGTAGGCTCGCCCGTTGCCTCATCCATATCCTCAAAGCCTTCGATGTCCAGATCAGCATGCATCTCGAGGATGGTCATTACATCGTCGCTGTAGTTCTTGGATAAGCCCTGTAGCTCGTTGACCTTCTGCTCTACGGCATCTTCTTCGTTGTCGCTCGAAGCCTGCAACTCTACGTCACGGTAAACACCAGCAACCTGCATCTTACGGACTTCGTTCTCGTCCATACGCAACACATGTGTCACACGGTTAGCCGTCATTAAATCACTGGCAGAGTAAGGTACAACCAAGTCCTGCGCCGGAATAAACTTAGATACTGCCCGTTGTTTGGTAGGATCGAAGTATACCTTCTTGAACGTAGACCCGCTTAACGGGAGATAATACAGAAGCTGGTCCATATCTGGATCGTACTCTTCCATGATCTCCGTGATCTGGTAGTTCATAAAGTTCTGTACGCGCGTAGCCTGTGCCTCGCGCTCTGGGCTAGTTGCCCCCAATACGCCAGTCTTAACTGGGCCACCGGATGGCAGTAGCTCTTTATATGCCTGCGCTTGGAACTGAGTTACACTCTCCGCAACTAACGGGTGCGTAATACCAGAAGCACCTTGGAATGGTGTTGATCGGTCCTCAGTCTTAATACCTAGAAGGTCTAATCCATTAACGTATGCATCTTCCCACTCGGATCGTGATTCTAGGTCCTCGTCGTATAAACCACGCAGTTCGCTAGATAGCTCCCCTAGAGTTCCATCATCCAGAAACTCGGATAGGTTAGCGTCAAACGGAATTAATTCTTCTTGCGAAGGTAGATCGCCCTGCCCAGCCATTAAAGCTTGAACAATCGCTCCGCCTTCTCCATCCTCAATAACTTCGGCCCCATTCGGAAACTCCATCGGTACATCAATGGGTATTTCTACATCGGGGAGCCCTGCGGTGTCGGCTAGGTCTAAGCCTGGTGCGACCATGTTAGGTGGTAATGCCATCAATAATACTCCCGTTTACGGGGCCTCCATTCTAGTTCGTCTTCCTCTTCGCCGACTAGGGAGATGAACCCTCCCTGCCTAAAGCGCATAAGTGCTAACGTCATACTATCACAAAAGTCATCGTTCTCGCCATTAGGAAATGAAACTACTTCCTCAATAACTTCATCCGCAAACTTTTCATGCATTGGTGCCCACACCATACCAGCTTCGAACAACGGAGCAACCATGTGCATACGACTTACCTTATCAGTTCCTTTGCCTGGAGAAAAGCCCAATGCTGGAATACCTCGAAGACGGAGCTCATCAATCAAAGGTGTACCAGTAGCTTTGGCCTCCACCAGTACCATATCAGGTTCCCAATACTCATGCTCTTCATACGCAATTTCTTTCAACTCAGGGAAGTTCCAACGCCCACGGCGGGCATCCAGCAGAACAACATTGTCTGGTCCTCCCTCAGAAGGTTTGAATATTCCCCACGTTGTAATAGCCGAGTAGTCGGCGCTTTGCTTTTTGGAGAACGCGGTGTCGTAAGACTGAATAATGTAACTGAGAGACGGTATCTTCTCCTTCTCCCAGTCCTGCCACCACTGCCTTTTGATGATTGCAGACTCAGAAGACGTCGGTTGTTGCTGCCACTGGGCATTCCACTTGCCTACCGGAAGGTCAGCTTTAATAGATAATAGGGCCGCTTTGTCCCAAAATTCAGGCCATAAGGGCTCATCTGACGGCATAATCGCTGGAAACTCTACAACTTCCCACTGGTCGGACATCACATCGTTGCCCTGCGCGGCCAGTAATCTGCCTGTCAAGTCTTTTTTGCCCCACCTCGTCATAACAATTATGATCGATCCACCAGGCTGAAGACGCTGGCGGGGTCCAGAGGTGTACCATTCGTAGGCGTTGTCGAAAGCGTTCTCGCTTAACGCATCTTGCTCCGAATGAGGGTCGTCAATAACGAGTAAATCCGCACCACGGCCCGTGATTGCCGCGCCAACACCCGCAGCAAAGTACTCTGCGCCCTTGTCAGTGCCCCATTTACCCGCGCCTTTGTTATCTTCTTTAAGGTTTGTCTCAGGGAATATGGTCTTGTACTCAGGGTCATCGATTAAATCTCTCACTTTACGTCCAAACCTAACCGCAAGTTCGGTGTTGTGCGTGGCTTGGATTATTTTTAACTTCGGATTACGCCCCAAGAACCAAGCAGGCATCAAGTAGCTTGCAAACTCAGACTTCGAATGTCGAGGTGGCATGTTAATTATCAACCGCTTTAGCTCTCCTCGGGCCACGGCCTCAAGTTTTTTAGCAATTATACGGTGATGACGGCCCTCGATGAAGTTGTCGTACACATGGTGCACAAACGGCATGAAGTTGTCGTGAGCCTTTTCACGCAAATCCATGTTCTTCTTAGCTTCAGTCAGCGCTAGTATTTCTTTCAGCGCCTCCTCGGGGAGTGCTTGTAAGTTCACCTACGGATTCCAGCCAGTCCGCCAGCCAATTGCTGGTTCTGTTGTGGTTGAAGAGATTTAGTCAAAGCATTCAACTGCTGTTGCATTGGATTAATTGGGGCAGGTTGTAGCGGGGTTGGTATGAAGTTGCCCATAGGTTGTGTGTAACCTGAACCTCCACCTACTGCGGCGTTTGGATCTTGAGGCGTAAACACTGGACCACCCATGCCGATGTCCGGATCGATCATACAAGCATTAGTCTCGGGATCCATCTTGTAACCCTCGGGGCACGGATCAACCACCTCGGTTGCCAGCTCTTGAATGATATTATCGTCGTCACCGCTACCAATTTTGTAAGTTTCTTTTTCTTGCCGAGCTTTTGATTCTGCTGTTTGAAGAAAATACTCGTCGATTTGAAAATCGCTATACACTCGGTTGCCGTTCGCGTCTTTTAAATTCTGAAGATTAGCTCTTTGTTCCTCTGGGCTACTAAACATTCCTGATTGGTAGCCCATCTTCAAATCGGCCATCACCATCCCTGGAAGTTTTTTAAAGTCGTGATAGGCCCCCATAATTCCATCAGGTCTTTGGTTATCAATTATCTTCTGCATCTCAGCAGGGGCAGGACGAACTGCTGGTCTAACAGAAACAGCAGGAGCAGATGTAGATGCAGTGTTTGAGGAGACTGCTAAAGAGCCGTCGTCGTTTTTTGTGTACGTTCCACTTGCTAACTCACGATTGATTGACCGTTGAGCGTCTTTAGCGGCCAAAGCATTGCGATCACGGTCTGCTTGTCTGTCGCTCTCATCACGTTGGCTGGAAGCGGTATACTGCTGTGGGCCGCTGGGCTGAAGTGACTTGACATTCTTAGTACTTTCAAGAGTTGACCCATACATGTACGAAGGGATGCCCCCAGGACCAGGGACCGTGGGCGCATCTTGGCGATACTTCTGTAACAAGTCCTCCTCGAAAGGATTGATGTACGCTAAATTGTGGCGCTGACCACCGATGTTAGTCTCACGCGGAACAGAGCCGCCCATGTTGTATTTGAACATTATGTGTTCCCTCCTACCGGTGGAATCCCGTATTGTGTGTTAAGTGCGTCAAAATAAGGGTTAAACGACTGGTTTAAGTCAAATGAGTTCTGCGTCATGCTCATCGGAGGAGGAGCAAAGATGTTTGTTTGTCTAACAGTACCATCATCTCCGGCTCCTGCCAAGCCTCCAGTAAAGTCAATCGGGGCCATCTGGTAAGGATTAGCCTGAAGAGCCGTGGTTCCCGTAGGAGCAGCCGCCGCAGTGTAAGGAGAGGCCGATGGTCCAGGGATACTGGCTATTCCGACGTTTTGACGCTGTGCTTTGTTCGCCGCCGCCGCATTTGCCGCCGCCATGCCCTGTTGTTGCTGGCTTGCAGCCTGTGCTGCGCCGTAAGTGTCCTGCAATGTCCCGTAATCCGTGGATAATGCATCAAAATCAGTGTTTAATAGACCCAGTTCCGTGGTTAATCCCGCAGCTTTCTGGTCCGCAGCGTTTAACTTAGAGGTTGTGTCGTATAAACTACCCAAACTCGACGAACTGTCCATATCACCGTAGCTCGTGCCCATCCCGTCAAGCAAATCCTTGAACTTGTTGCGCTCAGTAGCCTCGCCAAACGCCGCATTAAGTTGATCCGCCGTCATATTGGGGTTAACCATGGACCCGTAACCAAGGCCCGTGATCTGATCAGC